CCTACTTGCCCAAGACCATACACTCTCCACCAATTAGCCCAGTAAGAACTCGTAGCTGCTTTGTCTCGGTTCTTTTCTATTTGTGCAACTATTGATTCGTCAAGTGCCTCGTTGTCTTTGTATGTTAAGATTATAAAGTCCGTGTCTGGCTCGTCTTTTAGTTCCTTGTGTACCCAAAACTCATTAGCAGGGTTAAAGTCCAAGTACACCTCTTGCTTTGTACGTATTGAAAGCTCATTGTATGACTCAAAGGTCACGTTGTTGCACTCGTTAATGTACAAGATATCACGTCTTGCTCCTCTGAGCTTAGAAGCATCATCTGCGGAAAAGAACTCTATTACGCTTCCGTTTTTAAAATGATATGTAAGCAGCGACTTATTTAACTGTTGGTCATAAAATCGGTTTGTCCATTTTAGTATTTTAACAAAGTCTTTTAATGCTCCCCTTCTTAGATGCGGTATGCTTTCTGCTACTATGCTTATTTCGAGTCCGTCTTTACGTAGTGCCTTGTCAATTAACACCGCAAGGATTGAGTACGTCTTGGAAGCCGACGTGCCACCTTGAACAATTTTAATACGCTTCTTTAAAGCCAGTACCTTATTCGTTGCTGTTGTCCTCTTGTACATCAGGGAATAAAGGTTGTTCTAATATTGTTTGTTCGATTTGTTGCAAAGGTTGTCCGTAACCTGAATCCATCAATGCTTTGTAAGCTGATACATCTCCTTCACGTGCCTTTTTAATCAAAGCTAACGTCATTAAGTCCTCTTGGCTCATAGTTTCCTGCTCGCCTGTTAATGGGTTCTTTAGAGCTTGATTTACTTCAAGCCACTTGCGTGCTATTGTGCTGCGGTTTAGTGAGCCTTTTGGTCTTCCGTTTGGGTTTCCGCTTTCGCCTTTATTCCAAGCAGGCTTTAAATTATCTTCTTTTGCCATAATCGGTGTAATTTCGGTGTTACTTTTCTTTTGAATGTTCTGCTTTTACCATTTGGTCTGAGGCAAGTTCATAAGCCTTTAGTTTGCTTTTTTGATTCTTATTGTAGGTAAAGCATTTGCCTCCATCAGCATATTTAAAACCATTTTTTCCGTTAAATTGGCAATGTATAATCTTCTCCATTTTTCTTTACTTTTAAAGTTGGGTCTAATTTAATCATTCGTTCTAAAATAACTTGACAATATCTTGGGTCAAATTCTATTACTCTTGCTTTACGATTTAATTGTTCGCAAGCCACCATAGCCGTTCCACTTCCACCAAAAGCATCTATTACAATATCCCCTTGTTTAGAAGAGTTTTCTATTTGATAAGCAAAAAGCCCTATTGGTTTCATTGTTGGATGTTCTGCATTTCTACTTGGTCTATCAAATTCAATTATTGTTGTTTGCTTTCTATCTGAATACCATTTATGACTATCTCCTTTTAACCATCCATATAAGCAAGGTTCGTGTTTCCATTGATAATCTTGCCTTCCCATTACCATTGAATTCTTAACCCAAATCAACTGTTGCTTTAATAACCATCCTGCATCAACCATAGCTTTAGCAAAATTTATTATTTCAGATGAAGCGTGCCATACATATATTGCAGCACCTTTTTTTGAGGCAGTAGTTAGTGCAGTGTAAAAGTCATACAGAAACTTATAAAAGTCATCATTACCCATTGAATCATTTTCAATAGTCAAGGCATCTTTTGTTTTGCCTTCATAAGCAACATTATATGGCGGGTCGGTTACAATCATATCAGCAAGCTCTCCTTGCATTAGTTTTTCGTATGTATCCGTTTGGGTACTATCTCCACAAAGTAAACGGTGTTCGCCTATCTCAAATAAGTCACCTAATACAATATCCGTTTCAATACCGCCTTCAGGAACACTAAAATCATCTTCCTCTGATTCGAGTTCTGTTACGCTTAAATCAACAGGTAAATCTAATCCCCACTCGTCAAGTTTTTCGGTATCCCATTCATTGGCTAACATATCCCAATCCCATTCTCCAAACCCTACGTTGTCCTTTACTATAAATTCGTCTTTTTGTAGCTCAGTTAAGTTCTCTGCCTTTACAATAAACACTTCTTTGAGGCCTGCTTCCTTACACGCCTTTAAACGCATATTGCCACCTAAGACGATATTGTTTTCGTCTACTACTATTGGTCGTAGTTCCAGCATCTGAGGGAACTCCTGTATTGACTTGACTAATTTACGGAACTTATCGTCTTTGATTAGACGAGGGTTCTTTGGGTTCGTCTTTACCTCGATGATTTTAACTTTATCTACTTTCATATTATACTTCGTAAGCGTTGTAAATCTTTCTTAGGTTGAATACAATCTCTCTGAAACAAGAAGCGCAAGAGGATGGCTCTAAACGTATCTTCATTACTCGTGAGTAGATTTCTCTTACTCTTGTTACTTCACTTGGTTTAAAGGTTTCTCGTTCAAGGATTCGTGTTTCCGTAAGCCAGTTGTACTCCTCTTCAGTTAGACATTCGGGTTTGCGGTATGGAAACCACTCGTTGAGTTTTTGTTTACGCTCTTCGCATCCGCAATCTTCTCCTGCTATAAAGTTAACGAGCTTCTTGATTCCTGTTACTTCGGTTATTTGCTCTATGGTGTCTCCTAACCCTTGTGCTTTTTTCTTTGTTGCCATTGTTTATTTTTTAAAGTGTTCTTTACTTAACTCTGCTAAATCATTGCGGAGCATTTCATTTTCTTTTTTTAGTCTTTTACATTCTTTTTCCATACGGATGTATTCTCTAAAGTTTTCTTTAGAACGTTCCTGACGTAACTCAAGTTCTCGCTCAACTAATTCAAGTATATTTCTAAACATCATAATAAATCGTAATCTTGGTTTGTAAAATCGGTATAGTCTTCTCCGACTTCATCCTTCAATCTTTCTTTGCAGTTCTTTAGCGTGTTAAATATCGAGGTTAAGCTGATGCCTGAGTCTTTTGCTATGTCTCTCATTGATGCGTTGCCTTCCTTGTAAACTTTAAATAACATTGCATCGTACCAATGCCAGTTGTCCATCTCTTCGTTTATTCTTTGGTGTAGTCTTTCAAGGGCTTCGTGTTTATCTAACTCTGAGTCTTCATCCGCTACTCCTCTTACTTCGTCTAAAGATAAAAACTGAACACTACCCGTTTTGTTTATTTCGAATGCTCTATTTCTCAGCATCATCCACATTAAAGCAATGTTTGGTCTTCCGTCTTTGAGTATCTTCTCCTCGTAGTTGTACTTGACTATCCTGAGGTAAACATCCTGCACTACATCTTCTGCAAGGTCATACTCTCCAAATGAACAGACTATCTTTACCCATTCTTTATGATGTTCTGCTAATATTCTGAGTGCATCCATTTGATTAAATTCTAAACAAATATAAGTTTAATTTCTAATCACGCAAATAAATTAAAAAAGCCACCTGTTAAAGTGGCTCTAAATTGTTTAAGTAAATCTCTCGTGAAACGTAGTTATCTATCTTGTGTAAGGTTGATAAGGTTACGTCTTTTCGCTGAAGGAAGTTGTTTAACTGAAACTGGTGCATCTTTAGTCCTTTGGCTTTTATGTCTTGGACTATTTGGTTTCGTGTTTTTACAAGCAATATCCTATGCAGTTGCTTTCGGAGTGTGTCATCGTCAATGTACATCAGAACGGCAGGTCATCGTCAATACTATCGCCAACAGGTCTACGCTCTTCCGTAGGAGCTACATACGGCTCGCTGAATGAAAGAGACATAAAAGAACCGTTTTTACCTTGCTTTACCCAAGCAGCAATGTCCATCTCTTTACCGTTTACGTTTCCTTTTCCTTTGTAGTCAGGATGGTTGTCCGTTCTCTTGTTCGTGTTCTTAAAGATTGCACCCGCGTTGTTCTTTGTTTCCATTATATATTATAGATTAAATTGATTACTAAAATTAAGGCTACTACTGTTACTAATATCATTGTGCCAATAGCTGCCATTTCGCTTCGGCTTTTTTCTTGTCGGGTTGGTTTATATTCTTTTTGTTTCATACGTTAAAATTTAGTTCGTTGTCTTTCATTACTTGTTGTAGTAGCTCTCGGCATTGAGCGAATACTTCTAACTCGGTTTCGTTTAGTTCTTTGTTTCTACTATATCCGTGTTTTACTATCCCCCTCAGCTTTTGGTCAAGGTCGTACATTGCATCGTGCCAGTCTTCGCCTTGCATAGCGTTGAGTGCTTCGGCTTTGTCTTCGTATTCTATTGTTATCTTCATCTTATTCTGATTTATTTAGTTCGTGTTTTACTTGCCTCTCGGTAGCCGTCTGAATATCCTTTGACGTAATGTAGCTCAATTTCTTTCTTAATGCGGCTCAAATAAAGCGTAGCATCCATCAGTTCCTCAAGCAAATGGTTTATCCATTGGTCAAGCGTTAAATCTTCTCGGTCTAATGTAGTTCCGTATTTTCGTAGCCCTGTTGCTGAGCGTTCTGCATACTTTGCCATTACGGCTAAAACTACTTTGTCGGTTATTTCTTGGTTCATAGCATTTGGATTAGTGCGTTATAATACTCACGAGCAAGCTCTATCTTCTCTTTTATCTGCTCGATTACTTGTTCGTCTTTTTGTACGTAGAAAACTTTGACTCTTCGGTTCTTAGGAATGTGTGAAAACTGATGCTTAGTCTCTACCTCTTCACGCAAATCTAAGTCCTCGTCAATCTTGTGTAACTTCCAATGCGCTCTGCGGATTTCATCCTCTACCATTTCAATAGGAGTATCAACAAGACAATAACAAAGCATTGACTGTTGCTTTCCTGTGAGCCACATATAACCCTGAAGCTGATAGTAGTAGTCCTTGTTAGGAATTTCGGTATCAAAAAACGGAAAGGTAGTAGCATCCCAAGAGCTTTTTACGTCTAACAATACATCTTCCGTGTTTACGTCAGGTGTTCCTGTTATCCAATCGTTTGTAAAATGCTCCTCATTCTTGTAAATAAATTTGACGTTTAAGACATCATTGACTAACAAGATGGATTCGTCTTCAACTGCGTTGCCTTTGTCCGTGTAACGGCTTGAAAACTCCTTCTTAATGCCGTATTTATGTTCTAACACTAACTCGTGAATGTAAGTCTTTGCCGTTTGAGACAAGAACTCACTTTTAGAGCGAGGTGTAGCCATCAGTTTCCCGATAGCTGAACACCTAATTTTGAGAGCCTTCATAGTGCGTTAAGCATATCCGTTTGACCTTCCGTTAATGAGAACGATGCTTCGAGCTTCTCACGAGTGTATTCGCCTTTTGCAATGGCTTGTACTGCTGCTGCAAATCGCTTTTGGTCAATGGCAGGTAGTTTCTTCTCGGTTTTAACTTGTTCTCCTGATGCATCCGTGTCTTTGTCGGTTACTAAAGCAAGAGCCGAGCTGAGTGCATATCTGCGGTAGTAGGTAACTCCTGAACCGAAGGACTGAAAATCGTTCATACCTTTCAACTGAACGTAAGGAATAGCAATTGAGCTTTCGATGTGTTCTCCAGTCTCTACGTGGAATACCATTGTAGCAATGTAGTTAACATCATCCTTTGTGTGTAGGGTCTGAGTGAATCCAAGTCCGTGTTTTTTCAGCAGCGGATTGATTACTTCAAAGATTTTAGGCAGGTCAGCATAAGAGTAGCCGTAGCCTTGTGTTGCCTTGTGGATTACAGGCACTTCTTGTTGGAATAAAGCCAACGATTTTAATAAATTCTTCATAGCGTTTGTTTTTAATTATATACAAATATAGGCATTATTTTTAATTGTTGATACTTTTATCTAAAAAATTTAGCTTGAATATAAAATTAAAGGTTTTTAAATCACTCAAATGCAGTTTTGTCATTAGGTCTTTTCTGCCTTTTCTTGTATAAAGTTTCTTGTAACAATCTTTAAAATCATACACGTATTCTATTTGTACGTTTTTCCTACAGTAATCTAATAATTCGTTTTTTCTTACTACCCAAAAACATTCCGCAAATTGAAATGCAATAAATTCTGCTTTGCTATTAGCACTACAACTACCAGCATATCCATTTACATTTTTAAACTCTATAACGATAAATCCTTCTTGATGGCTTTTTTTAAATCCTTTAACGTCAACACCTTTTCCATATATCCAAAAATCTATGTGGTCATAAATATCCTCTTGCTTTGTTGATTCCAATACCTCAATTGAATTTATCTCACACGCTTTTACAAACATAGTTGCACCAGCTTGACCTGTGTTCACACTATTCTCAATGTGTTGTGCGCTCGACATTGATTTGGCTTTATTTGAAATCATTTATTTTTTGTTTATAGGTTTTGATTATTTCTTTTAGTTCGTCTTTGGTAAATTTTCGTGTTACCCTTGCTTTTGCTTCCAGTTGACTAAATCTCTCCGCTCCAATCTTAGTCAGTAGGTGCTGACGGTATTCAATGAGGTTGCCTGATAAGTAGCTATTACATCGTTCACATTGTAAGTGTACATTGTCCTCATCAAAACGCACATTCCAATGATTGTTAGCGTTGTAGAAATGCCCTGCGTTAACCTTCTTAGGTACTTGCTTACAAGATATGCAGAGTTCGTCTTTGTCTCGCATCCTAATAAACTTATTGAATACTATTTGAGCTGCCTTAACAAGGTCTTGAACCGTCTCTAAATCCTGCTGCATTGCTTTCTTTTTCTTTTGCCAGTTCTTTACTTTGGCTTCTTGCACCCAAGCATCAACGCACATCTTATTAAAGCAGTATTTTTGATTAAAGCGAACAGGCTCAAACTTCTCTTTACAATTCTTGCATCTCATAAGGTTATGCTTTCATCAATCCAAACTCTAAAAGCTCTCTGCAAATCTACCTGCTCTTTCCATACTTGCTCTGCGTGTTGTTCGTCTATTCGTAAAACTAATCGGTCAGTCTTTTGAATTTCATCAGCTAACATATTGGCTTTGTTTTTTAGTCCTTGACGAAACACGGATTGGTCGTTAAGGTCTTCGATAAAATCTGCTAATACTGGTAGGAATGCTGCTAAGGCAATCAGTTTCTTTTCTCTTTTCATTTTTCTTGTTTTTATTGGTTTTCAATATACCACCATAGTGTTTCTATTTCGGTATTTAATCGCTTGTCAGTTTCGTCTATCTCTCCGCTCCAAATAATTTTAGTAAGTAGATATTTTGTGACTTTACCATCTACAATCTCGGTGACAATTCCCTCAAAGTAACAATCACCATCTTCAACATCTCGTATTGTATCTCCTATTTTAAAGCTCATTTTCTAAGTTTTTAAATTTTAACTCTTGTTCAAGTTCGTGTTTTTGTCTACTCAGCTCCATATTTCTATTGGCTAAAATCGTATTCTCTCGGCTCAAACTGACTGCGTGTTCGTAAAGATTTGTCAAGAACGCTATTGCTTCTAATAACTCCTCCTCGCTTTGCTCTGCGCCTTTGATGTAGTCAATTGCTTCAGGTCTTGTTTTTAGTATTTGCTCTCGTGCGATTTGGATTCGTTTTTTGATAGTCCAAAGGTTTGCACCTGTTTTGATTTTTTGTAGTCCGATGTCCATAGTTTAAATTTAAAGTCCGCAATATCCTGAGTCGCAATCGTTGAAATCATCGTCAAACAAGTCCAACTGCAATTTGTGTGTTTTTATCTTTTCGTAAGTTACTCCGCTTTTGAATGTACATCCGTTTTTCTGCTCCATACGCATAAACCAATCGAACTGCTTTTCGTCTCTTTGACTCATATGCTTTAAAAATATCTCTGAGCGATGGAAGCACCCAACACAGTTATTCTTGTAGGCAAATCTAACAGGTTTATCTTGCCAGTAGTTCTCAATTGTGTCTTTAAAAATGCCGTCTTCAATTAGCGGAAAACGTGCAGCTCTATACGGAAGCTCTTTCCATTTGTTACGACCGTTATTTTCTCCAACCTTAAACTTAAAACTTTCAATGCCGTCAACTGCTCGTTCAATCATTGTTTTAGCACGGCTCATTTCATTTGCTCTAAATCCTATTCGCATCTCTACAGGCAATTCCGTGTTATCGTAGCACCATTGTGCAATGGGTTTAACTTTCATATCCGTTGTGCAGAACCGTGTCATTTGATTAGGTAGGTAGTTTGTTCCGTTAGCCATCTTATAAGATTCGATTACCTCATCAAAAGTTTTATCCGATAACCAAATAATCTCTTGTCCTATGTACTGCTCTAAATCCAGCATTGTGTAAATAATCGTGTCTTCTTCAAGAGTACCTATAAACTCGTGTCCAATTCTATCGCTTACAATTTGACGGACTTTAGCGTCAGGAAACAACACTCTGACATCGTTAGTTCTTACCAATGAAAATAAGTTGTAGTCAGCAGGATAATTTGCAGCGATGTAACTTGATGTTTTACCGCCACTTAGTGAGTTTACTGTTTCCATTAGAAAGGGTTTTGGTTTGCTAATCTACGGAGTTTCTCTGATGTGTTCATTAACTCGTCAATGTGCTTTTGTACTTCTTTAGGGCGATGAGGTTCTAAAGGGTCTACTCCGTTTATTTGAAAGCCAATACCTGAGTTAAAATTACAATACACTGGCTCGTTAAGTGCCGTATGTTTACCTCCTGTCTCAGTATCTTTTACTTTCTCAACACCTACCCAAGTTATGAACTTCATTGTCTCGTGTTTAATTAGCCTGTGAATAACAAACATATCATCGCAGCGGTTTAAAAATGCCTTACCTCCTTCAATGTGGTCTTTCAATGGCGGTTTTAAATGCCCTTTCCATTCTCCGTCTTGATATAGGTTTGCGCTTCTACCACTTTCAGAGTTAGGATGCGTGTTTATGTAGATTGTCATTCCTGTTTGATTTACAAATTGTCTTGCTCGGTTCATAAATTCGTAATTACCTGAAAAGCTCATCTCTCGGTCAAGCCCAGTAAACGGGTCTATCAATCCTACATTTGCACCGCTTTTTTTAAATAGCTCTAACACCTCATCGGGTTTGTAAAGTTTAGTGTTATCTATAAACACGAATGACTGTTCTAAGAACGCAAGGTCTCCGCTGATTTGTGAGTGACTTAATTTACTAAAATGCTTACCCCTGTACATTTGAATCATATCTCTAAGGATTTGACCTTTTTGATTTTCGCCTGACCAAATGCAGAACGTAAGATTGTGTTTTAGTGCAAGCGTTAGGAAGTACCAATTTATCCAATATGTTTTACCTACGTTGTCGTGTCCTAAAATGATGTTTAGTTGCTTTGGTTTAAATCTTAAATGCTCATCTAAAAAGCAGTCAAGTCCAAGACCTTGTTTTATTTTACCATCTCTTACATCCAGTAGGTACTGAAGTGAATCTCCTTGTTTACTTAACATAGTCCTAATTTACGTGCTAACAATAATTCTTTAGGCTCTTCAACTTCGGAAGTCTTTTTGTTTTTAGAGAGCCATTTACTAGCCGTCAAATATAAGGAAGTATATTTTTTATTCCCTTTGAAATTTTCAATAGAATCTAACACCTCATCAATATCGTCAATAGAATACTTACTTAAAAGTTTTTCTACATCTGCGTTTGTTATAGACAAGTGAGCGAAGCTCCTATATATATCTTTAGATATAACACTATCACTATCACTTACACTATCGGCATTTTTGGTATCGTTTGGTACTTTTGGTATGCGGTCGGATGCGGTCGCATTCCATCGCTTCTTTGCGTTTTCACTATTACGCTCTCGTATACCTTCGTACTTAATCAGGTCACGTTTTAAACTTTGTTTTATAGGTTCAAATGCAATCTCTATTAAAGGATTCTCAGGAGTTGGGTCTTGGTCATTTACATACTTTAGTAAATGCTTAAATAATTTACCTGCTTGAACATCGTCAAGTTTTTCTACCGTGTGAATAATATCACAATAAAGTAAAAATGATTTTTTGTCTTTTGCCATTCTGCGACTATTTAGCAATAAAAAAGCCCATCGAGTTTCGCAGTCGCAGTGCTACTTCCCAATGAGCTTTTAATAATTTTTTTATAGGTCTGCGACACCTCTGCAAATATAACGTTATTTATTTAAATAGGTTGCTTTTGTTGAAAACTCTCCGTTTTTTATTCGCTCTTGAAGATGACATAACTCAAGAAAGTTGCTGCATTGTAATACTGCCTCTTCCATTCTACTGCGATTCTTTTTAGAAAGAGATGGAGTAATAAATAAGAATTCTTTAAACTCTACTACATAAGATGCGATATAGTCTAAAAAAACTTTATCATTTTTAATGCTATTGTATAAGTTTAGTCCGTTTATGATTGTAGCGTGAGTTCTATTAAATAACTTTCCTGTCTTTGTTAGTGAGTATCCGTGTTTTTGCATCAGGTGGTAAACAAAAGCTCTCTGATAAACCATCTGCTGAGCTCTGCAACTTGTATCAAGCTCGTCTCGTTTAATAACCTCTTTTACTTTTTCTAATAATTGTTCTCTCATTGTGGTGTAACTTTAAATTTTCCATCATTAAACCTACCTGATTCGAGTAAGTCCATTTTTTTCCAGTAAGCAAGGCTTTTTGAAGTGAATATCCATTCTTGGACTACTGCAAGTCCGACTTGGTATGTTAGTTTAAATCTCATATCTCGTTTATTTTTATTTCACAAATTCGTTTATATAAATCAAAGTCAAAGTTATCCCAGTATCGGTTTAATTGGTAGTCTCTAAACAAACCAAGTGCCCTCTTCGTGTGGGTTAAAGTGGTAGCATTGGTAGGCGAACTCGTGGAAGTGGTCTGATGCTCCGTAAGTAAGTTCTGCGATAACATCTTCTGCTTGTGTGATTGTGAGTTCTTTGCTCCATTCTGCGGTTTCAACTGTCCAGCTTTCATTGTCATTAATTGGGTTATAGTGATACATTAAATCTATTGTGGCGATGTGTTCGTCATCCCATTGGTTGTAAACATCTACTGTTAAGATGTGTGTGTAGGCATCAGAGTTCTTCTCTGCATACCAGTATTTATTTTCCGTATTTTTCATTGTAGATTCTATTAGCGTATTTAGAATAAAACTTAGGTAGTTCGTGTTTCTTTACAAAATGAACTTGCGTGTCTATCGTACTTGAATCTTTTACAGGAGGTTTGACCGTACTGATGAGCCACATTAAAAACATTGCTCCTACGATTACTGTAACTAAACCACCAAGTATCTGACGTTCATCTTGGTTGAGGTCTGAGAATAAAAATTTAATTGTTTTCATAGCGTGTCTTTTAAAAGTTTTAACATTAAATTGTAAAGCGCAAATGCGTGTTGAGTTTCTTTGTGGTCAGTACCAAGCGTATCTCGTTTGGTTACATACTCTTGCCAAAGTTTCTCCTCTTCAACAAGCATTAGTTTTGTGTGTTCTTTCATAGCGTTTGTTTAAATGTTTATACAAATATATAACCTTATTCGTAATTATCAACAAAAAAGTTACATTTTTTTTAAAGTTTTTTTAGATTCCTTGATTTTACAAGGGTTTCAGACGCAATATTTTTTCACATTTATTTTACTTGACTTACATTTTGACATAAAATAACGGGTAATTTTTGCCACTTAATGTATAAAGAAATGCAAAATCTATACACGTTGAGCTGCTTATGTATAGAAAATCGAATTATTTATACATAAAAAAGCCCCCGATTAAGGAGGCTCTTACGCTATGTAGTAGAAAACTTTGTCGCAAATATACTAAAAATTATGAGTAATTCGGCAGCACTGACCGAAATCTTTGTGATGTACAAATCCTTCAACTGCTTTAG